ATTAATGTTACTACTGCTGCAACTAATGCTGTAAACTTACAAGACATTGGTGATGATGGGGATACTGATTCTTATCTTGATGGTGCATCTATCGCTGTTAACTCTACAGGGTTCAAAGGTATCTTTGGATGTAATGGAGTTAGAGGCATAGGAACTGGAACAACTGGTGCAACAGGGACTGCTGACGAAGTAGAAGTTGTTGTAAGTGGTGATCCAGGAGCATCTGGTGTAACAATGCGAATAACATTCTTAGGAATATTAGGAGCATAATAATAATTATGTGGGTGAGAAAAGCCGGACCGTTAATGGATCTTGGATACTCACCCACACCAATAGGAGAAAAAAAATATGTCATTATCAGATCAAAAGTTTTCTTGTAGAACTTCAGACGGTAGATTTGGCGTGGTAACTGACGCAGACGGAACTTCAGGTCAAGAATATCTTGGACCAGCTAGAGTGACTTACATTCAAGCTGAAGGTGTTGCGAACAGTAATGTTAAAATTTACGATGGAACAAGTGCATCTGGAACTTTAGTATTCGAAGGAAACTGCGGAACTGAAGGATTAGATATCTATGTCCCTGGAAGTGGTATAAGATGTGAAACTGGTGTATTTCTAGATTTAACAAATACTACATCTGTTACTATCGGATATACCGGCTAAGGAGTTTAAATGGCTAACACTACTTCGGGTACAGCTACCTTTGATAGAACTTTTGCTATTGATGAAATAGTCGAAGAGTCTTTCGAGCGTATAGGTTTACAGAATGTAGCTGGATACCAACTAAAAAATGCTAGAAGATCTTTAAATATCCTGTTTCAAGAATGGGGTAATAGAGGTATTCACTATTGGGAAATAGGAGATACCAATCTTGATTTGATAGAAGGACAATCAGATTACGATTTTTTTAGATCATCCGATGATGGCACAAGTGCAACTACTACTTCTCCTGCCAGTGTTTTCGGTATATCAGATGTTTTAGAAGCACAGTTAAGATCTAATAGAACTCAAACAACACAAGCAGATAGCCCAATGACAAAAGTAGACAGATCTACTTATGCAGCCTTTTCAAATAAATTATCAAAAGGAACACCTAATCAATATTGGGTAGAAAGATTTATAGACAAAGTTAGAATACATATTTATCCAACACCAGATTCTACGAATGCATCTAAAGATATGCACTTTTATTTTATAAAAAGAATACAAGATGTTGGAGATTATACAAACGCAACTGATGTGCCATTTAGATTTGTGCCTTGTATGGTATCAGGATTAGCATACTATCTTGCACAAAAATATAAACCAGAATTAATTCAAGCAATGAAACTAGCTTATGAAGATGAATTTGCTAGAGCACTAGCGGAGGATGGGTCAGCTTCGAGTACATATATTACTCCTAAAGCTTATTACCCAAGTTCATAATGGCAAAATTTGCAACAGGTAAATATGCAAAAGCAATATCAGATAGATCTGGTATGGAGTTTCCATACAAAGAAATGGTTAGAGAATGGAATGGTTCTTTTGTTCACATATCTGAATTTGAACCAAAGCAACCACAATTAGAACCAAAACCTATGAATGGTGATTCTATATCTTTAAGAAATATTAGACCGGATAGATCAGAACCTGCAACACCAAATCTTTTACCTTTGAATGCGTTTACAACAACTAGTGGATCTGCAACTGTTTCTGTTAACGAACCAAATCATGGTAGATCTACAAGTAACACTGTAAGATTTAGAGATGTAGAATTAGTAGGTGGCATAGCTGCTTCTACAATTAACGGTTCAAGTGGATTTACAATTACTAAAGTAGATGATAATAATTATACATTTCCGTCTGGAACAACTGCGACGGCATCAGAAAAAGGAGGAGGTGGATCTGCGTCCGCTGGACCAGCCACACAAGAGGCATAATGGCAGGAATAAGTTATTCAGGATTAGTTACACAAATTAGGAACTACACAGAAACAGATTCTAATGTGTTAACAACAGATATTTTAGAAAATATTATTTTAAATGCGCAATATAGAATTATGCGTGATGTGCCTATCGATGCAGATAGAAGACAACAATCTGGTAATTTAGTTCCAGGACAAGAAACTATTAATGCTCCAGGTGGATGTTTATTTATTAGAGGTATACAAGTTTATGATTCAAGCGCCGTGCTCACAGGAGCAAACACTTGGTTAGAGAAAAAAGATGTAACATACCTTCAAGAGTATCAACCAATTACAGGCACAGCTGCAGCACAAGGTAAACCAAAATACTATGCTATGTTTGGTAATGCCACTGGAGATGGAGATACTAATTCTGGGCGTATCTTTTTAGCCCCTACACCCAATACGAATTATAAGTTTAGAGTTCATTACAATAAGATGCCAGCTACTTTAGCCTCAGATAATACTACTAATTATGTCAGTCTAAACTTCCCAAATGGCTTGTTATACTGCTGTTTAGCAGAGACTTATGGCTTCTTAAAAGGTCCCATCGATATGTTGACTTTATACGAGCAAAAGTATAAAGAAGAAGTACAGAAGTTTGCTAACGAGCAAGTTGGAAGACGAAGAAGAGACGACTATACAGATGGTACAGTCAGAATTCCAGTAACCTCAGCAAACCCATAGGAGATAAAAAATGGCAATTACATCGGCAATTTGTACAAGTTTTAAAGTAGAACTATTAAAAGGTGTTCACAATTTTACAGCAACAACTGGTGACACTTTTAAAATTGCTTTGTATGACAGTGACGCAACTTTAGGTGCAGGAACAACTGCATTTTCAACTTCAGAAGAAATTACAAATACATCAGGAACTGCTTACACATCTGGCGGAGCTACGCTAACAAGCGTTACTCCAACTTCGTCAAGTACAACTGCGATATGTGATTTTGCGGATGTAAGTTTTTCATCAGCTTCTTTTACAGCTAATGGTGCATTAATTTACAATTCATCTGATTCAAACGCAGCTGTTTGTGCAATCGCTTTTGGTTCTGATAAAACAGCGACTAACGGAACTTTCACAATTCAATTCCCTACAGCAGACGCTACAAACGCTATCATAAGATTAGCGTAGGAGGACCAATATGTCGGTTTCTTCAGGATGGGGTCGATTCACCTGGGGCCAAGCTTATTGGAACCGTGATGCAGTCCTTGCAACTGGTTGGGGTGCAAAAGCATGGAACGATAGTGAGTGGGGAAATTTAGCAGACGAAACAGTTTCATTAACAGGTGTATCATCTACAACTTCATTAGGTACAATTAGTAATGTTATAGACTTATCTGTTTCTTTGACAGGAGTTTCATCAACAGCATCCGTTGGTTCTATTTCACCGGTGATACCAAAAACTGTAGAAGTCGGTGGTGTATCTTTTCAATCATCTGTTAACTCAATTACAAATGTAATAAATGTATCTTTTGCTTTATCTGGATTATCGTCAACATCAGCGATTGGTGTAGTAGATCCTGCGGATCAAATAATGGGATTAACAGGACAAGAGTCTACTGTTGCTCAAGGAACTGCAGTTGCACCAAATGAAGATGTATCACCAACAGGTTTAGCAATAACTTCATCACAAGGAACAGCAGCAGGTGTAACTTCACACGAGGCTAATTTAACTGGTTTTGCTGTAACAACTGGTTTGGGTTCTGTCGTAGTTCCAAACGATGCAGCTTTATTATCAGGACTAAATATAGAGACCACTTTAGGTTCTTTAGTAGGACTAGGTTCTGCAGTTGAAACTTTAACCGGACAATCCTCAACGGCTTCTGTAGGTAGTTTAACAATAGCTGATGTAATGGGATTAACCGGTGTTTCTGCTACGGCTTCTGTGGGAACCGTAGATCCAAAAGACCAAGTTATGGGATTAACTGGACAATCGGCTACAGTTAGTGTAGGAGCAGTAAATGTATTAGCGTATGCTAATATTGACACGGGAAGTAACACATCGTATAGTGATGTTTCAACGGGTTCGAATACATCATATTCGGATGTTGCAACTGGCTCAAATACAAGCTATAACGATGTAACAGGAGAAGCAGCTTAATATGGCATCAACATATACACCTCTCGGTATTGAACTTCAGGCAACTGGTGAAAATGCCGGAACATGGGGTACAAAGACAAATACAAACTTACAGATTATCGAACAGATAGCTGGTGGATATGTAGCTAAGTCCATCGCTGGTGGTGCACAAACGACTGCATTATCAGTTTCTGATGGATCAACTGGAGCAGAATTAGCTCACAGAGTTATAGAATTTACAGGTACAATTACAGGAAATCAAATCGTTACAATACCTTTAGATGTACAAACTTTTTATATTTTAAAAAATTCAACTTCTGGTTCTTACACAGTACAATTTAAATATGCGTCTGGATCAGGAAATAGTGTTACTTTTACTGCAACACAAAAATCTACAAAGATAGTTTTCGCAGATGCATCTGATGGAACTAACCCAAATATTTATGAAGTATCAACTGCAAGTGATGTGGTTGATGATACATCTCCACAATTAGGTGGTGATTTAGACACTAACTCTTTTAACATTCTTATCGACGATGATCACGGTATTAGAGATGAAAACGATAACGAACAATTAGTATTTCAAACAACATCTTCAGCTGTAAACCAATTAGAAATTACAAATGCTGCAACAGGTAACGATCCAAAATTAGCTGCTGCCGGTGGTGATTCAAATATTGATTTAGCAATAGCACCAAAAGGATCTGGTGAAATTGTGGTTGGAACTGGAGCAGCTGCACCAACAATTACGACAAGCGGTGCATATGATTTAACTTTAGATACAAACTCTGGTACAAACTCTGGTACGATCGTTATTACAGATGGTGCAGATGGAAACATTACTGCAACTCCAAATGGAACTGGTGTTGTAGCAGTTGGTGGTAATACTAACCCAGGAACCCTACAACTTAACTGCGAGAATAACTCCCACGGTATTAAGCTCCAATCTCCCGCGCATTCGAGTTCGCAGAGCTACACCCTAAAATTTCCTACTGGAAATGTTACAGCAGACAGATTTTTAAAAGTTGCATCAGTAACTGGATCAGGCACGACAGGTGTCGGTCAGTTATCTTTTGCTGAAGTATCGGGTGGAACATCTTGGCAGGCAGTAACTACAACTAACGCAACAATGGCTGCAGGTGAAGGTTATTTTGTTAATACAACATCTGGTGCGATTACAATGACTTTACCATCATCAGCAACACAAGGCGACGAAGTTTCAATTATAGATTACGCAGGTACTTTTGATACTAACAATTTAACAGTAGGAAGAAACTCACACAAGATACAGGGTTCTGCAGCAGATTTAACAGTGTCAACCGAGAGAGCAGGTTTTACATTGGTTTATGTAGACTCAACTCAAGGTTGGCTATTAAAGGATAAATAATAGCTATGTCTAACTATAAAGGTATAAAGGGGTTTCAAGTTCTT